CAGGAGGTAGGGGTGCGTAGTCGCTCTGCCCGGCATTGAGATCGGCGACAAAAGGGGTATCGAGTAAAGCCATTTTCACTGCTCCTTATCGTTAGAAAGGGCGAAGGAAGGCCGCCCAGGTTTGGAGGTTATGGCGCCCTCCAGCGCTTTGCGGATGGAATCATCCGCGTTATTCCACTGCCGCAAATTGATCTCCGGCTTCCACCGGAACAGCTCCCGCAGCTGCGCCTCGAGACCCGCCTCAATGGCGAGCTCATGGAGCGCGTCGGCGTTCACCGTGCGGTTGATCCGTTGCGTGACCTTCATGACGTAGGCGCCGGCCTTGACGGTCTGCACGCCTTCGAGCTCCGTGAGGGTCAGGTGTTCGGCAATCTCATCCTCGATTAGCCGGCGCCGGTCCTGCCACGCCTTCTCGGACTGCTTTGCCTCCTGCCAGAATTGCATGAGCTCCTCGAGGGTGGGCTCTCGCTCAATCATCGCCATGCTTCACCTCCTGTACGCGGGCTTCACGCTCCATGGCATCGGCCATGCGGTAGGCGCGGAAGGCAAGGTGGCCCATGGCCGACTCGTCCTCAATGATGCTGGGCATCTGCCCGAGGATCGCCGCCATCGCTTTAGCGGCAAATTCGTCGCGGCGGGTCATTGGTACACCTCCTCCTCCGGAGCGAGCGCAAACGCTTTGCCCTTATCCGCAATCTCGCCACCGAGGGCGATATAGCCCAGCTTGTCGATCCAGCTGTCTTCGTGTCCGAGCTCGCCGAGGAGCCGGCAAGTCTTGAGCCAGTCCATCATGAGCGCGACGTGCTCGCGGCGGATTTCGCCGTGGTCATTCATGGCGCTCTCGGCGATGACGGACCAGCCAATGGCAATGCGGCCGAAGTTTTCGTCCGCGTCGCCGTAGTCCCGCGCACGCTCGCCCTCAATCACGGCTCCGGCGCGGTTGAGCAGCTCCCACTTGTTCATCACGCCACCCCCACAATCTTCGCAATCACCGCTCCAAGGTCCGGCGCCTCCCAAGCATCCAGCTTCCCCGAGCGATCCTTGGCCGACCATAGGCCGTCCGATGCGCACATAAGGGCACGCTGCGGCATTCCCTCGGCGTCCTTCTCGACCCGGAGGGCGAGGAGCTCGTCGAAGTAGTAGGGAAGGGACTGGGCCAGCTTGTTCCCCGGCATCGAGGGCGCGTAGAGCATCCGCCCCGCCTCGTCCTGGGCCTTCTCCAGCTTGGCGGAAAAGTAAACGTGCTTTCCCGGCAGATCGCGGAAGGACCGGATGACCGAGCCCATAACGTCCTGAAGCGCCCCATATGCTTGGCGCGGGTCTTTCGCCGTGGCCTTCTCCGAGGCGAGGACCACCTCGGCGATCTCGGAGATGCTGTCAAGCGCAACCGACTGAAACTGCGCCGCCTCCGCCGACTCCGTGACCCACTTATAAGCCTCTTTGAGATGGTCCATGGTCTTGATCTCGATGAAGGGCACATCCGCGTCCTTAATCGAAAGCAGCCCGCCCTCGGCGGAGAACACCACCGGATCGGGAAGGGTTGGGATAAGGCTGGTCTTTCCCGCCCCCGCAAAACCGTACACCAGAAGGCGCACGTTTACCGAGCCGACATCGCCCGTGCGTTTCAATGAAATGGCCATAATGGCCTCCTCTAATTGCCCCGGTTGGCACCGCGCCGGTCGGGGATTGGTTGCAATCCTAGGCCCGTTAGGCTTATGGTGTCAACCCTTGTGGCGAAACTTTGGGAGACAACATGACCACCTTGGAGGCGCTGCACCACTTCGGGGGAAAAAAGGCGCTGGCCCGCGCCCTTGATATTTGGCCCCAGGCCATCGGCCGCTGGGGGGATAGGCCGCCCATGGCTCGGCAATTCGAGCTTGAGGTGATCACCAACGGGGAGCTAAAGGCAGATCGCGATGACGTCACTAAACGTGCAACAGCTTGAACCACTGACTCTAAAGACCGCCCTGCGCTATGCCGCCATGGGCTGGCCCGTGCTGCCGCTGGTGCCGAACAAAAAGGTGCCCGCCACGGCCCATGGCGTTCACGACGCCACCACCGATCCGGCCCAGATCAAGCGCTGGTGGGGTGAGAATCCCACATATAACGTCGGCATCGCCGCCGGGAAGGAATCGGGCCTAGTGGTGTTCGACATCGACCCGCGCAACGGCGGCGAGGCAGGCTGGGAGGCGTGGCTGACGCTCGCTGGCCATCCCGACGAGGGCGCCATGCAGCTGACTGCTGGCGGAGGGCAGCATTATCTTGGGCTCTATGATCCGGCCATTACCAGCTGCAAGCTGGAGCAGGGCGTCGATCTGCTCAGCGAAGGAAAATACTTCGTCGCCTACCCTTCGACCATCGACGGCAAGCGCTATGAGTGGGAAGGCAGCCTCGATCCCCTCGATGGCGTCGCGCCCTTCCCCGTCCCCCAGCGCTGGCGCGAGCTCTACCTCAACCGGGCTCGCAAAAAGGTCACCACCGCCGCCGAGCTCATCAAGGGCAACCGAAACGATGGCCTGACCGCCCTGGCGGGAGCCATGCGCCACCACGGCATGGGAGAGCGGGAAATCCTCGCGGCCCTCGAGGTGAGCAATGAGACCCGATGCGATCCTCCCCTCCCGTCCTCGGAAGTGGCCCGCATCGCCCGATCCATCGCCCGCTACGCCCCGGAGAGCGACGTGGCGGCCGAGGTGGCCATGGGCAGCGCCGCAGCGGAGGCACTCCTCGCGAACCACGCCCCGCCGCCGGCCAATGACTGGATCACCCACGCCGACGACTTCTCCGCCCAGCCCGCCGCCATCAACTGGTGGGTCAAAATGTGGGTGCAGAAGCAGGCGCTCATGATGGTCCACGGGCCGAGCGGCGGGGGCAAGACCTTTGTGACCCTCGACTGGCTCCTCCACATCGCAGCAGGACGACCCGAGTGGGCCGGGCTCAAGGTCAAGAAGGGCACGGTGCTCTATCTGGCCGGAGAGGGCCATGCTGGCCTTCGAGCTCGCATCGCCGCGTGGAAGCACCACCACCAAGTGCAGCACCTCGACTTCTTTGTGTCCCGCGACGCGGTGGACCTCAACACCCCAGAGGGTTTGCGCCGGGTCATCGAGGCCATTGAGGCGCTCGGCTTTATCCCCGACATCATCGCCATCGACACGGTTCACCGGCACATGGTCGGCGATGAAAACAGCGCCGCCGACACCAAGACCTTCATCGACGCGGCCGACACGCTCAAAAAGCGCTTCAACGCCACCGTGCTGCTGGTCCACCATACGGGCAACAGCGACGAGGCCCAGCACCGAGCCCGTGGGTCATCGGCCTGGCGCGGCGCTCTCGACATTGAGATCAGCGTGGTGCCCGGCAAGAAAGATGCGCCCATCCGAATCGTGCAGCGCAAGAGCAAGGATGCGGAGCTCGCCCCGCACGTTTGCGTGCAATTACAGGGTGTTTCTATCCCCGGCTGGTTTGATGATGAAGGAGAACAAATAAGCAGTGCCGTTCCAATAATAACGGAGTGCGATGGGGCTGATGACGGCGAGCGCGCCGATGCCAAAACAGCTGCGGCCATCAGTCAAATCCAGGCCGCCTGGCGATCCACCGGCGAGGAGTTATTGGACGGTGATCCATATATAACCAAGAGCGGCTTATTATCATTTATTATTGCCAGCGGGGTGTCCGATAAGTCGGCTAAGCAGTATGTGAAACCCTCTGCTAAAGGCAAGCTGGCTAATCTTTTAATTGATGCCAACATTATTAAAGAAAAACTGAACGGCTTCGTGATCGTGGAGCCGGCCTTGGCTTCAAGCCTGCGGATGGGGAGGACTGGTAACTAAAGTAACTGCTGGTAACTTTTGGTAACTCAGTTACCGGGGCGAGGCGGAGGGAGGCTGGTAACTGGTAACTACTACCCTAAGGGTAGTTACCAAAGTTACCACCCCGACGCGGGGGTGTTACGGTTATGCTATGCTGACCCCGCTGCCCCGGCTTCCGTTCCCCTCTCCCCCAGGGGCTGGGTGCGCCGAGTGGCCCCGTCGATACCGGGGCGCCTGTTTCCACCTCGGCGGGCAATCCTCGCCCGTTGTCGCCCGTCGAGGTTTTTTATTTGGAGGCTTGTATGTTTGTTTACATATATGAGCGCAAGCACTTCGAGCAGTGGCCAGGAGGCCAGCGGCCAGTGAGGCCCAAGGTATTCTTGCCGAGTGCGGTATTATTTAACAAGACTGCAAATAATTATAAGGACGCCAAATAATGCAAATAAGCGTTAAACATGATTTAAAACAATTACAACGCAACCTTGATGATATTCAAAAAAAACAAATCCCCTTCGCCACGACCGTGGCCCTTAATGATGTGGCCTTCGGGCTGCGCACCCATCTCCAGCGCAAGGCCCAGCAAGACCTCGACAACCCCACGCCGTGGACGCTCAAGGGCTTCC